TGATTTCTCGGAGCGCTGTGGGTTGGAGCAGATCGCCGAGTTAAGCATCGTCCCAGGCACTGCGATGTATGATCTGCCGGCAGATTATTTGAAGATGATCGCGCTGGAGAGTTTCGCTTCAGCTGATGGCGTGCTTATCTCGGCACAGGGCATCATCCCAATCAGTGCGGATTGGGAAGAACAGCATACGATCCGCAACGAGCAGATCACGTTCTATCCCACTCCCACGTTCACGATGGCGAGGGAGTTGCGTTACAAGGCGGCATGGATCGGCACGGATATCGAAGCTGAAAGCTCGGGCGATGAAGCCGATACCGACTATGAGACGATGGGCGAGCGTGAAGCTAGGATCGTTTTGTTGAAGGCTCAGGCAAATGCGATCGGAAAGCAGGCGAATGCATTGAGCGGGCAGGCGCTGAAATATTCCCTGGGCGCTGTGAGCGTGGATAAGGGATCGACTGTCGATGAGAAGCGCAGGAAGGTTGATGCGTTCAATGATGAATATCTCGCGGCTTGCGATAAGTACAATGGGCAGGTGACAATGCAAGGATGAAGTGGTTTCGATACGTGGCGCCTGCGTCGCCACTACTCAACCACCGTTAGGAATTTTATGATGAATTGGGACCAGATTGCTGATGACATGCGTGCGATACGAGCGGAGAATGAAGTCAGTCTTGCTATTCGGCGCGGGGCTTCGGCGCTCACAGCCCAGCCGATGCGGATCGAGTATGCAGGCTCACGCGGCTTCCGGCTGCAGTCCGATGCGGCACAGGCCGCACAGCAGGCGGTGTTCATCCTGGGTGAGCCCGATATGGATATCGCAGTCGGTGACCGGTTGACGTACACGAATATTTTGCTGCAGGTTGTGTTCATCCAGCCGAACCGGTTGGCGTGCACAATTGCGGAAGCGATTGCGGTGGAATGATGAAGGCTGAAGGATGAAGTATGAAGGATGAAGGATGAAAACTGGTTTCGAATGGGTTGTGTCGCCGAAGGTGATTGCAAAGGGTCTGGACGATTATGGCCGGAAGGCTTTGATCGCTATTCAGGCCGTGGCGAATTACTGGGGGCAGCTCGTCCAGAATGAAGCCAGGGAGAACGCGGTCTGGGAAGACAGGACCGGCAATGCACGCGGCGGGCTGTTCTTTGCGGTGGATGGTTTCGGACTCGAGTCGATCACCGGCGAGGTGACACCGGAAGCCAAGAGTGAGATGAGCGACGTGGCTGTGGAAAGCGGAGATAAAGATACGTTGATCATCACGCTGGCGCACACGGTTTTTTATGGCAAATTTTTGGAAACATCGAACGGCGGCCGCTATGCAATCATTATGAGCACGATGGAACAAAATTTTCCGAAGCTGGAACGCATGATACAGGAAGTATTCAAAGGATGAAGGATGAAAGCTGAAGGATGAATTTATGGCTTCATTAAGAACAAGGATCAACGCATTTTTCAATCCGCCATCAGCGAATGGTGAGACGACCGCCGCGCCGGCTATACAACAGTCCATTGTGGCTGAGTACCAGAAGCTGAAGTCAGACCGGGACCGGATGGCGATCATCAAGACCTGCAGGCAGATGTACGCAACAGATCCACGCGTGAAGAAGGCGCTGAGGATGTATTCGACGGACCTGGTGAAGGCTGGTTTCCTTGTCAAAACGAAGGATGAACTGGCAAAGCAGATCGCAACGGAGCTGCAGACACGGCTCGGGTTGAATAAGAAATTGCAGGACGTGGTGCGTCTCACCGGCCGTGATGGTGATTCGTTCTATGAAAATGTTGTGGATGGAGAGTTGAACATCGTCGAAGTGAGCCGCAAGCCCACCCTGAGAATGAGACGCAACAGCAATAACGCGGACAAGCTGGACGATCCGCAACGAGCGTTTTATATGGTGGATGAAATGTACACGGGCTTTGGCATCCCGAAAGATGCGGTCTTTTTCCCCGAATGGCAGATCATCCATGCGCGCTGGGAGCACGACGATGAGAGTCGTTACGGGGTCCCGATGTGGGCGTCGGCAACAGGATCATTCAAGCGTGTAAGCGAGGGTGAAACAGATATGGCTGTGCGGCGCAAAGTGCGGGCAGGGATGAGATTGCTGCATGTTGTGGACGGAAATGAAGCGGATGTGAAGGCTTATAAGGAGATGAACCAGAAAGCGCTGGATACTCCGACCGCAGCACATCTGGATCTGTTCTCGAACAAGCCCGGCTCGATCACAGCAATCCAGGGCGATGCGCATCTGAATGAGATTAACGACATCCTG